GTAAATCCATTATATTCAGTTGATTCAAATACTAATGAATTAATATTAAATGAAGGAAGTGCTAAATTTTATGCTGATGCTAATGGTAATTTGACTTTGAAGGGTACTGTCTATGCCGTTGATGGTGAATTTACTGGTGATGTCACTGCTAGAAATTTCTTTTTTCAAGATGGTAGTAATATTAGAACATTATTATCTCAAAGTCAGAAAAAAATTCCGAGTGATTTCTTAGATGTATATGGATTAAATGTTATTAATAAATTAACAGGTGATACTACTTTAAGTATTGATAACAATGGAAATATTAATATGTATAACGGAAGTATCAATTGGAATAATGTCAATTCAGACCCTAAAATTCAAGAGGCTACAAATGATATAGATGCATTAGCAAGAGGTGAGTATACTAAAGCAGGTAAGACCTTTATTAATGGTAACTATATATATTCACCAAATATTCAAGCAGGTAAGTTTTATGGTGCAAAATATTATGATACCAATGGCATAGGAGAATTATCTTTAAGTGATGGTTATTACTCTGATTTAGTATTTAGAAATATGAGAAATACACCGTATGAGTTATTTAAAATTCGTGATGAGGGAACTGGTACAATAGTTTTGATGATAGCAGGTGTTCAAGCTTTAATAGGGAATTTAGCTACAAATACAGTATCTATTGCACCAAATGTTAAAATTCCTTATAAATTTGCATAAAAATGTTCTACGGATGCACAAGCAACAGGTTAGTTGCTACTTTGGCTTAACTCCCATCCTCCCACCAAAATACTACAAAATTATACCAATTATGTGTAATTGTGCTATAATGTGATTAAGTGGTATTTTGATTGGGAGGAAATTATGGAAATACAAGGAAAAGTACGAAAATATTTAAATAACACAAAATGGTATCATGCAACTACCTTAGATAATTGGGATAGTATATGTACTCAAGGTATCTTAGTTGATTTTAATAAAGATACATCTGATGCTTTAGATTTTGGATATGGGTTTTATTTGACACCAACACAAGAAAGAGCAGAAAGTTATATAACAAATTTATTAAAAGCAGGGGTATTAGCAGAAGACAAAACACCTATTATTTTAGAATTCGAATTAAATGTATTAGAATTATTTGAAGATAATACATACAATGCTAAAATATTAAATGCGTATGATGATGAATTTGCAATTTTTATTTTCGAAAATAGAACCGAGAATAAAAGAGGAATTTGTCAACATGATTTCGATATTATCTTTGGTGTAATGAGCGATAGAATACCAATGCAAGTTATAGCTGATTATAAAATGAATAAGATTACAAAAGATGAAGCAATTGAATTATTGAAAAAGCCAACGAGTATGAAACAATTATCTTTACATAATCAAGACATTTGTGATATAATGCAATTAAACAAAGCATATATGTTAGATAATGAAACAAGCGAGAGAAGGGAGTTGAATATAGATGACTATGGTAAATAAAGATTTCTTAATTTACGCAGAGAGTGAATTGACAAGTGAATTAATGTATTTTTCTAATCTTGAATTAAATCAAGCAAATCAATTAGCAAAAAACCTAGTTAACAAAATAGATTGGAACAATTCAGCTCTTATGCACAAAGGTTTTTCGTGGATAGCTAAAAATTCAATTGCACAATTAGCATAATAAATTAAATATTTAAAAGACCCAAGGTTAATTCCAAGGGTCTTTTTGTTTGGGGTGGGATGTTATTTATGTGTAATAAATATAAAATATTTTATCAAATTGTTTAGGCATTTTAGATAATATATAATAACCTTAAAGTTAAATACTAATCTCATTTATATCAATATAGAAAATCATGGTATAATTAGTCTATATTAAATTATAAAGGAGATAAGATTATGAGAATGCACCCTAGAAAATTTGGAGCTTATAGTATGAGTGCCAGAATTGCTTCAGAAATTGTTCAAGAACCAAATAAGAACAAGAAGAGTAAACAACAGTATAATAGACAAAATAGTAGTAATGCAGATGACAGTGTAGCTGTTGCCTTATTAGTAGGTTTTGTTTTAATGGTTGTTGCTCTAGCTATGTTATTTGGTTCATGTGAAAGCTATTAATTAAACTTTCTTTATTAATACATAAAAATTTGATAGAATAAATTATTGTATTGAATTTTGAATTAGAGGGGTTAATTATGAATGAGAATAAATTAAATGAAAAAGGGCTGATTCATTGGAGTGAATCAGTCCAATAATCAAATATTTTATAAAAAATATTAAGAGCTATATAATTATATAGCTCTTTTATTATAATATTAATTGTTTATAGAGTCAACAATTAATAATGAATTATTCCCATGATTTGCCCCAACTAATAGGAATGTATTGCAACATTCCGTTATTATTGGTAATTTCAACAGCATTAAAAGCTATAGTTGTTAAGTCTTCAAATTTAGTCATATATACAACACTAATTTTATCATAATTCATACATTTATCTTTAATGATTTGTAATGTATAACTTTGTAATGTATAGTAATCTATTGACTTTAAAAAACTAGTTAATTCATTTTTATCACTACTATCTTTAAAAGATAAATATATAACCACTTTAGTAGTTTTTTCATTATACATTGAATCCCATTGTTTTATCTCAAAATGGCTTAAAAATTCTTCATAGTCATCTTTATTAATATTAAGATTATTAATATCAGGAGTAGTATCAGCAGGAGGTATTACTACTGGAGGATTTTCTTTATCATTATTTGTATAAGTTGAAGTGTTTTGTGTTGTATTTTTAGTATTAGTAGTGTTGTTAGTTAAATCCTGTTCTTGAGGCTTATCTTCACTTTTAGCAACAACAGCTTTATTACTATTATCCCATTCAACATCAGCACCAAAACTTTTTAATACAACTGCAATAGGTAAATAAGTTTTACCATTTTTAACTACGGCTTGAGTATCATTAGCAACTTTTTCAGTTCCTTTTAAAATATAAGATTGTCCTATAGGTACTTGGACGGTTGTCCCATTTTTAGATGCAGTTGCAATTTGGTCTTTTTGATTCCATTGAACCTCACAACCAAATGCCTCCATAGTTTGCCTAAATGGCACTAAAGTTCTATTATTTTGGTCAATATAAGGATATCCAGATTCTTGATTGTAATTTATCTCTTGGCCGTTTAAAACAATTTTAATAGCTATAGTATTCGTTGCAAATGATGGAATAGCTGTAAATAGCATTGTACTCATAAGCGTAGTAATTAATAATTTTGAAATTAATTTCTTTTTCATTGGTATACTTTCCTTTCTATTATATAATTTTCGATTCTTTTAGATATAGTTAGTATACCCCTAATGAAAATAAAAATCAAGTATTTTGTGTAATAAATAAAAAAGTTTTTTAAAAAGGTGGTGATTGTTTGGCGTATAGAGGATATATTCACGCATTAGATAAACAAGAAGAATCTATTACTTGCGAAGTAGTTGATACTAACGATGGAAGTACACAAGGAGGATATGCAAAAAAAATCAATTGGTCTTATAAGGTATATGGTTTACCAGATGAAAATGAACAACATGAAAGTAACTGGATTCAAAAGGGAACTTCATACTTATCTTCTGGTCAATCAACAGGTGGAGCTTTTACTGCTACAGGATTAATTTCTGGAACAAAATATGATATCGAGGCAGATATTTGGTTTTACAGTAGTGGATTTGGTAGTCCTGTTGGATATTATACTACATTATATGGTGTAGCTACAACAAAAGTTGGTGTTTTTGCTTGGACATATGCTGGAGTAAATGCAAGTGGGCATTTAGTTCAGGGTGGTAGAAAGGATAGCACTTATAATTTGTATTTAGCTACATCAGAATGGAATCGCTTGGTTGATATTGTACGAGCAAAATTAACTGAAAGAAATATGTATAGTGAAAGTAAATATCAACTAAATAATGCTTATGTATATTCAGAAGAATATTTTACGGCAACAAAATTTAATTTAGTACGTTTTGCAATAGGTTCATTAGTTTCTACAGGACTTAGTAATAAAGTTGCGGGTGATGATGTTTTACATAGTGATTTGAATTTACTTATGGATAAAATTAATCTAGTCACTGCATAAATGTAAAATAAATAAAAAATATTTTAAGAAAGGAAATGACTATGAATTTAGAAAAATTGACACAAATTTATAATACTCTCAATTTAATTGAGACAAAGGGACAAAGTTCAAAATTAATGACAAGTTGTTTATTTTTATTTGAAGAATTTTTTAAAGAACTAAATCAAAACAATCATCCAGAAGTAGGTGGCATTAATGATTCAAAGTAATTATACAATGCCACAAATAGATTATTTTACTGGTGGAGATTCAGAAGAATATTATTTTGCTATTAAAAATGAACAAGGTCATCCAATGGATGTATCTACTATGGGACTAAAGTTTTCCATTATAGATTATACAAATAAATTTGGACAACCATTATTAGTCAAAGATGGCGAGCCTTCATTGAATACTAAAACATCAATGACTTCTGATTTTAAAGTTGTCTTAACTCCTACAGACACACTTAATCTATTTGGTAAATACATATATCAAATTTCAATCGTTGATTATGATAAGAATGTTAAAAATTATCAAGGAATTATGGTTATAAGCAACAACATTAATAAAATGGGTGTTGTTTCTTTAATTGTTTAATAACAATAAATAAAAAATATTTTATAAAATCATAGGAGGTAATATATATGAATACTACATATTTTTTAAAGATGGCAAGTGGAACATTATTTGGAAAGGTGGCAACACCAGTAATTCCTAGTACATACTATGTTGGCGTATCAACAACTACGCCTAATACTGATGGAACAGGAGTTACAGAACCGAGTGGGGGAAGTTATGCTAGAGTAGCGATTTCTAATGACGGAACTTCGTTTAATGTTCCTGATTCTAATGGATTAGTTACAAATAAACAAGATTTGGTGTTCCCCGAATCAACAACAAATTGGGGCATTGTGACAAATTATGTGATTTATGATTCGCTTACAAATGGAAATCTTTTAATGTATGGAGCATTAACATCTTCACGTTCAGTTGAAGCAATAACAACATTAATTATAAAGGCAGGACAGCTACAACTACAAGCTACTAATCCTGCATAATGCATGGGTGGTGTAGTTTATGAAAAACATAACAATAAATTTTATTAGAAAAAGAATATTTAATCTTACAGTTGAAGGATTGAATACGGTAAATAGTTTAGTTGTAAAAGGAACAATTGTATTTAAGGATAAAGTTACCTTTGTAGTAAATAAATGTTTTACAGCAATAAATAAAACAGATATAAAATCTTCTGCAAAATTTAGTGCATTTAAAAGACTACAACCTAATCATAAAGTGGATATTAAAAACGATATCCACTTTAGTAGTGTAAAAAAAACTCCACCAGTTCAAGGTAAAGTAGTTTATATAAGTAATGTGGTTGAATCAAAACAAACTAGACTTCCATTACCTAAACAAGTTTTTATTATATCTCATTTAATAAATATATGGAGTGCTGTTTATACAAGTAATTTAAAAAATAAATTTATACCTACTATTAAGATATATTTATCTGAATTACAAAGATTATTATGTTCTTCAGCAAAATTAGTAATAAAAACTTCTGCTAGCACAGTAGTAAGAAAAAGATTAATTACTAGCTTAAATAGAACAACTTTTATTAGTAATATAACAGCTTATAAATTAAGTAAAATTCGTGCTAATAACACAGTTGATATAAAAGTAAAACCATTAAATATGTCTTTGTATAGATTAAGTAAATTAGGTGATTATGATGGCTTAACACTTAGTCAAATGGATTCCAAAACATTAGGCGAATTGGATGGAATAGAAATTACATAGAAAGGGGCAATAAGAATATATGGCAAATAATACTATAACAGAAACTTTACGGTTTAAGTTTAATACTATTGCACGTGACCAATCTGATGCGACATTTTTAGATTGGCGTGATTTGGATTTAGGTACTAGAGCTGATTCTAATATGCAGAAACTTGATGCCGAATTATATAAAATATTAAAACGTGGCTTATTTATAGCTAATACAACAACTCCATCTGCTAATCAATATGTAGTTTCAAATTCTGCAATTGTTGAAATGTTTGATAAGATGGCTTTATTATTAATTCCAAATGCAGATAATACAAATACAACTACTTTACAGATAAATAGTTTTGTTTCTAGTCCTATTAAAAAGGTTTCAAATAATACATATATTGATATAGTAGCAGGAGATTTAAAATCAAAACAACCTACATTAATATACTATGATTTAAATTCTAATGTATTTGTATTAGCTAGTGCTTTAGTACAGAGTGCTTCAACAACACAATCAGGTATTGTTCAATTAAGTAATGATACTAATAGTACAGATGAAACAAAAGCTGTAACACCTAAAGCATTAAAAACTGTTGCAGATGCAAAATTAGATGCAAATCAAAAAGGTGTAGCTAATGGAGTTGCTAGTTTAGATACTGAAGGGAAGGTAAGTTTAACGCAGATACCTAGTAGCATTTTAGGTTCTTTAAAATATATAGGAACATGGGATGCTAGTGGGGGAACTACACCTAGTAATCCTAGTAATGGTAATTATTGGGTTATATCTGTAACAGGTGTAATTGATACTGTAGAATATAATGTTAAAGATTGGCTTATTTATAATGCTTCTACATGGAGTAAATTAGATGGTGAAGATAGCATTGAATTTGCCACACAAACTGAAGCTGAAACAGGAACTAATACTACTAAGGTAATGTCACCTTTAAGAGTATTTCAATCTATTGCTAAGTGGGTATCAGATACTACAGTAAGTGCATTAACTACTACTGCTAAAACTATAGTAGGGAGCATTAATGAACTATCCAATAAAATAGGAATTTTAAGTAATCTTACTACTACTGAAAAGAGCAATTTAGTTAGTGCAATAACCGAGGTTAACACTTCCTTAACGTGGGATGGCATACACAACACAGATTTCAGAAGTGCATACACAATAAATCAACGTGTCGTAAGCGGAACAATTTCCACGTTAGGATATTTTATTGACCGTTGGAAATTAACAAGTGGAACTGTGACGCTAACCGCAAATGGTTTAACCTTAAATGGCACAATATCACAAATCATGGAAAAAGGCGTAAGTACAACTACGTTACCATATTTAGGTATGTATTCTGGTACTGCAACGGCAAGCTACGATAGTGGTACAAAAACATTATCTATAACTTCAAGTGGTGGAACTGTGACTTATGTAAACAAAATAAAAGATTACGAAAATGAATTAAACGAATGTAAAAGATTTTACCAGAGGCACAAAATTGATACACTAGGCACTGGCGTTACATTTTCAACTACTGGTATTATAGTGCCTTGTTTGCTTACACCATCTATGCGAATAGCGCCGTCTTTAAGTATTAGTGGTACGGCTATTTTTAGAGTTTCAGGTACAGCTTATACACAATCAACCGCCGCTGTAGATGCTTATAATCTAACAAATGAGGGCGGTAGACTTGTTTACTTAAATTTTGCCACATTTACTAGTACTGGTTTGGCGGCTATGCCTTATAATGGAGCTTCATTAACATACGTTGAATTTTCAGCAGACTTATAGGAGGTAATAAATGGGTACATATATAGTTTATATAAAAATTGATTCAAGTAATTATGTAATTTCAGTCAATTCTAGTGCATTTATATCAGATACAACAAATTGGATTCTCATTGATGAAGGAACAGGTGATAAATATCATCATGCACAGGGCAATTATTTTGATAAGCCTTTATTTGATGAAAACGGTTGCCATAATTATATCTATGTAGATGGGGTAGTTAGAGAAATTACTTTAGAAGAAAAAACGATTGAATTAGAAAGTTTTCCTACACCCGAACCAACAGCCGAAGAACGTATATCGCAACTTGAGCTTTTAATACTGCAAATGGGAGGAATTTTATGATAAACGAAATGCTTTTAGAAATACTAAAAAGGAAAGTCAAGAATGGCGAAGTAGATGTTGATGAGATTAGAAATGAGGATTACAAAAACGCTATTGTGGAGTGGTTAAAAACAACTACTACAACTTAAATTGAGTCTTTTATTGGGTGAAATAAGTTAAAAATTAAATAAAAATATTAGAAATAAGAGTGTTTTAATTAATGCTCTTATTTTTAATTGTAAAAGAAATGGAAGTGAATATATGGCTACACAAAGTCAGTTAGCTGACACAATTAAACAAAACAAATACACCAATGTAACCTTGTATCATGAAAACGGTATTAAAGGTAAGGGTATAAATATTTTAAATATAGATAGTGGTGACCACGGTGGAGGAACGGATATGAGAGTTCGAGATTCTGCACCTGAAGCTAATATTTATACTGTTAGTATGGATTCGTTATCTAATAATAATGGCATAGAAACATCGTTAGTTTATGATGGCAAAACCTACACATTGGAAAAATTAATTAAAGAATTAAAAATAAAAATCATTACTAGGAGTCTAGGTGGTGGGTCAGGTGAAAATCCAGTTGAAGTTAAATTTTGGGGAAATCTTAGAGATAAATATAACCTATTTTTAAATCAATCTTCTGGTAATAAAACTGTGGGAGCATCTATACCACATTCTGTTTGTACTTGGTGGACTCAAGTAAATTTTGATAGATATGGAAGAGTAATAAAAGCTCCGTTAATAGCAGATGGAGAACAAATTGACTTAGCAATGTTCACTTCATTCCTCAATGGCAGTTCATTTGCTTCACCTTATGGAGCAGGAATGGAAGCTTTAATTATTAGTAGATATGGAGATTATGGACTTAATATGTCCCATGCAGAAATGTTTGAATATCTTAAATTAATAACTGAAAAAGTATATGGAAATGAAAAAGATACTAAAGTCGGGTATGGTTTACCAATCCTACCTACGTTAGATAAGAAGTATATAACCATGCAAACAAATACGAATATATACTATGTAGATGGTGTTGCTAAAAAAACGGATACGAAACCAGTTAATAAAAATGGAAATATATTATGCCCAATAAGAATCATTTCTGAATCATTGGGGTATGCAGTTAAAGCCACATTTAACAATGATAAAACTATACATATAGTCATTACTAATGGTATTACAGAAGTAGTTTTAAATACAAATAATAATATTATGTATGTCAATGGAGCAATAAAAACGTTAAATATTGCACCTTATATTGATGAAAATAATCGTACTCTTGTACCAATTAGAGCGATTACAGAAGCCTTTAATTGTAAAGTTGGATGGGTTCAAAAAGAAAATAAAGTGATTATCTTAGGTTAAATTTCAATAAGGAAGTGATTAGATGAATTTAAAAACAAATTTAACACTTATAAATTTTACAAAGGGTAGAATTGGACAAACAATTAAATATATTGTAATTCATTACACTGCAAATAATGGTGATACTGCAAAAGGCAATAGTAACTATTTTCATTCTGTGAATCGTAGTGCTTCTGCACACTATTTTGTAGATGAAAATGAAGTAGTACAGGTAGTAAAAGATTCTGATACATCTTGGCATTGTGCGTTAAAGAAAGATAAAAATGGAAATTATATTTTCCAAGGTAATTCAGGTCATACATATGCAGGTCTTTGTACCAATTCAAATTCTATTGGTATTGAAATGTGTTCTGATAAGGTAAATGGAAAATTTGTAATAACTGAAGAAACACAAAGAAATACCATTGAATTAGTTAGAATACTAATGAAAAAATATAACATACCTATTAAAAATGTGATTAGACACTATGACGTAACAGGAAAAATCTGTCCTGAACCATTTGTAAGAGATGAATCACAATGGAATGAGTTTAAGAAACGTATTGCAAGATTGGAGGAAGAAGAAATGGTAAAAAGATATGATAAAGTAAATGAGTTACCTAAATCATTACAGGCAGAAGTACAAGAATTAGTTAATATCGGAGCATTAAAAGGTGATGAAAATGGTAACTTAAATATTACTGAAGATATGGCGAGATGTTTAATTATTAATAAAAGATATACGGATAATAAGTAGGAGGGAATATTATGGAGATTATAATAGCGTTATTAATTAAGAACTTAACATATGTAGCATGGGGAATGGTTTTATTAGCTATATTTTGGTTAGCTAATTTTGCATTTTCACTGTACTACAATATTAAACAGTTAAATGAAATATTTGAATTTAAAAGAATGTTAGATGGATTTTATAAGTTGTTAGCAGTAATTGTTGGTACAGCTTTAATGGCAGTAGGTATAACCTTAATACCATCATTTTTAACAATTGTTGGACTTGCTGTTTCCAATGAAGTTTTACAAGCCTTTAATATATTAGTAGTCATTGGTATTTATTTTGAAGCTACATATTCTTATTTTACTCAGGCAAAAGAGACTTTGGCTAACATAGTACAGTTTAGAAAGTCTATGAAAGAGGTTAAGCAGATAATAGAAGACGCAACAGCTAAGTAATACATAAAGGGGATTTTGGTAATATGGTAATAACAATGAGTGGCATATTAGCCGTATGTGGAGCTATTAGTGTAATTGGTGGAGCAGGATTTGTATTATATCAATGGGCAAGTCCTGCTATTAAATTAAAGAATCAAGTTGATGAACTATCAGAAACAAATGCAGAATTAACTAAGAAACTTGAATTATTGACTGAAAATACACAAGCGCTTTGTCGTTGCGTTTTAGTTTTACTGGACAGTAGTATCAATGGTGACAATCTTGACGGACTAAAAGCTGTCAAAGGTGAATTACAAGAATTTTTAATAAGTAAATAAGAAAGTGAGAATAGCTAATGGAAAATACTTTAATTAATGAATTAAGAAAATTATTAGCAATATCTGATTTATATGATTTTATAGAAGAGGGATGTGATGAAGATGGTAATCCATTTTATAAAGTCATCTTAAAAGAAATATGTAAGACAGATTAAAATTATACTTTTATTTGGTATTTCGTAAAAATAAACGTTGAAATTCCAACGTTTTCAAGAGACATAAAATGGGCAATATACATAAAATAATCAGAAATGATGAAAATAATGTATATTGCCCATTTTTAATAGGATAAAAGGAGAATGATATGTTTGTATGTAAAAGCAAACGATTAGCAAATTATCTCATTGAAAATGGTTCAAAAATAATACGCATTGATTGTGACCAGAAGTCAAAAGGATTTCTGGTCTTTTTATTTGCCAACGATGAGACTATCAAAACTAATTTGGATAAATGGAATAAAGATAAAAATACATATTTGATTTAGCAGAATACGAAGGAGATGTTTTCAAAATGGCAATAGAAAAATGGATTGATTTAAGTGGATTACCTAGAGTACCCAATAGAGGTAATTACATTTCGTGGAAAGGTAGTATTGGGCATATAATACCATTTAAATACAAGAATATTATAGGTGAATTTGAAATATTAGATTATAAAAATAAAAAAGAAGTAATTATTAAATATAAAGAAAAAATTATTAATATTCAATCAACAGAGATAAAAATTAATTAAACCTATTGTATTCACAAAAGAAAAACCAAATAATATAACTAAAAATAAATTTACTCAATGGATGATACAATATTTTCAAGGAGGATATGATGAAGCTAAACTATATACCCCTTGCAGTAATCAACAAATTGATTTTAAATGCCCATATTGTGGAAAAATAAAAAATACGAAAATAAGTACATTGTATAATAATCATGGAATAGGTTGCGGTTGTGGCGATGGTATATCATACCCTAATAAATTTATATATTCTATTTTAAATCAATGTAATGTAGATTATAAATTAGAGAAAAAATTTAATTGGTCTAATAATAAACGGTATGACGTTTATATTAAAAAGATATCCTTAATTATAGAAAATCATGGAGGTCAGCATTATATTAAAAATGGTTTTGAATATATGGGTGGTAGAACCCTAAAAGAAGAACAGGAAAATGATAAATTTAAAAAAGAAGTAGCATTACAAAATGGTATCAAATATTACATAGAGCTTGATTGTAGAAAATCAGAATTAGAATGGATAAAAGATTCGGTGATGAATAGTAAATTACCGAATCTTTTGAATTTTAAAGAAGAAGATATTGATTGGCTGGCATGTGAAAGGTATGCATTGAAGAATATTGTGAAAGAAGTTTGTGAATATCAAACTAATAATTCACAATTATTAATTAATGAAATTGCGAAAAAATTTGATTTAAATACTGAAACCATAAGAAATTATTTAAAGAAAGGAAATAAATTGGGGTGGTGTAATTATATTGTTAAATCAAAACCAAATAACCCACAAGTATTATTAGGCACATATAATAAAAAACTTAGTAAAAAAATTCTATGTGTTGAAAACGATATGATTTTTTGTGGTGCAAGAGAGATTGTAGAAAAAGGAAATGAAATATTTAAAAGTCAAATGTATTTGAAAAGTATATGGAAATGTTGCTCAGGTGAACTTAACAGTTATAAAGGATATCATTTTAAATATATCACAGAAGAAGAATATCAATCTAAAATTAGTTAGACAACTGAAAAATTACCTATTTCCGCATGATTTTTTAGACCTATAACAAATATGTGAACGTTAAAATGTGAACGTTTATCCCCTATTCTAATAAATTTTTTATTCTTATATCCAAATAGAGGTACTTTAAGCATTATGTTGAAATTTCAACGTTTAAAGTATCTCTATTTTTTTTCGTCACTAAAACTTTTAGACCTAAAGCAAAAATTTTACATATTTTATTAAAAAATAATTTTATCTCCATATATTTCTGTAACGTCACCATTTTTATAAAATATTTTAATGTAATCTTTAGATACTTTAATAACCCTTACAAATAGTTTTATCTTAGACTCTTCAAAATTTTTACCTTGTAATTCACAATGCTTTTGAATGTAATATATTAAATCACTTTGTTTAATTGTAGGTGAATCACATTTTGACCTAGAATAATTCTTTTTTGTACCACACAAATATTCTTCTTGTCCATTATTATTTTTGTAATTATAGTTGCCTTGACATATCTCACATTTAATTAAACCTTTTAAATAGTTCATATTATCCTCTCATCTCACTAATACATTAAAAAATTCATTTTATTTGGTATTAGATATTGTTCACATTTTTCTATTCGTTGAAACTTAAACGTTTGTAATTCTATTTATTATCATCATAACTGCATATCTTAAAGAACGCTTCCTGACGTGCCTTTATTATAATATGCAAATCTACTACCATCTCCATTCAATTTCTATTCTTTTTTCATTAACTGTATTTGTATTAAATACATATATTTCTGAAATAAAATCTAATACTGTTTCTCTATCTAATTTATCTACTTTTTTATATTTAGAAAAAATATTATTGATATTAATAATATTTTGTTCTGTACGTTCTAACTCTATAATTTTGTCACCAACTTCTTTTAATGTTTTAGAGCAAGAATTTTTTTCATTTATTAAAGATGAATTTATTTCAACAAACTGTTCTTCCGTAACGACTTTTTTTACCTTGTCCAAATACAAATCAGTAATCCCTTTACTAATTAAATCAATTTTCTGTGTCAACTCTTCTTGAAGTTTTTGATATCTACTTATTTGTTGTTTTTTTTCACTTTCTTTAATATACAATTCTTGATTTAATAAATTCCCATCATTAAATGAAATTATTTTTTGATTAATTGCATATAAAACCATTTCATTTAATTTTTTATCAGTAATAGATGCTCCAATACAAGCATTTTTTGACCGACTACGTAATTTACAACTAAAATTTGTTGTTGGTGTTTCTCCTTTTTTTGTTTGTCTAACGCCATTTTTACTTTTTGCCATATGACCTTTACAATTTCCACATTTAACAATACCAGTAAATATGTTAATTGTTCCATTCCTATCTGGTTTTTGCCTTGTACCTGCAACGGTTTGAGCTTTTTCAAACACATTACGACTTATTATAGGAGCATGTGTATTAGGTACAATTATCCAATTAGATTTATCATTCTTTACTTTTTTTTTATTTTTATAGCTAATTGTCGTTTCTTTATTTTGAACCATGTCTCCTGTATACATTCTTTGATGTAAAATATAGCTTACAGAAGCTCCTTCCCATAAATTTTTAGGAACAGAGTTAACACCCTTTCTTTGAGTTGTTTTAAAAATGCCTTTTTGGTATTTATACATTGCAGGGGTAGGAATATGCTCTGCGTTTAACATTTTAGCGATTGAATAACAACCGTTTCCCTTTATATATAAATTAAATATTTTTTTTATAACTGGTGCAACTTCTTCATCTATAATAAGTTTATTTTTATCATCTTCATCTCTCATATATCCATAACATGGATAAGCACCAATAAAATGACCTGCTTTTTTCTTAGCATTGAAAGCTGTTCTTATATTATCAGATAAATCTTCTAAATACCATTCATTTGTTAACCCAAAAATTTGTCTTGTTTTTTTGTTAGCTACATCATTTGTATCTGCTCTATCTGCAACACCAATGAATCGAATACCCCATTCAATAAATTTATTATGGATATATTTTTCTACATGTTCCATATCTCTAGTAAATCTAGCCTGTGTTTTACAAACAACTATATTAAATTTTCCATCTTCAGCATCTTTTAATAATTGATTGTAAGCTGGTCTATTTGAATCTGCTCCAGAATAATCATCATCTGAATAAATATTATATACTTCAAAACCTTGTTGTAAAGCAAAATCAATTAGGAGCATTTTTTGGTTTTTAATACTTTCACTATCATCATCTTTGAATTCTTTATTTCTATCTTCATCTGATAGTCTTAAATATAAGGCACACAAGTCTTTTTCACTATTACTTTTATTCATAAAATCCTCCATAAAAAAATCACACCTTGAAAAAAGTATAATCTTTCAAAGTGTGATTGTCAACAATTAATGCTGTAAAAGTTCCTATTACTGTTGTAAATGTTAATTAGTTTTGCGTATGCCAACATAATCGCTTTCCTTAAATGCAATATGCTGAGCAAGCAATTTATTAAATTCTTTTTTAAATTCTTCTTCATTTGACATGTCGGTTTTATGTATATTTACTATAGTGCTTTTCCCATATTGAATTACTTCTCTGTACATTTTAACTCCCTTCTCTCAAGTGTAAACACAATTTCTAGTTTATTTGTTTTTATAATGTATTAAGAATTTATTAGAATATTACTCAAATAAAAATCTTAATTTACTACAAATTTCTTGTTCTAATTCATCTAAATTTTCAGCTTGCAAATAATAATCAAATGTATAATTATTTAAAGCTGTTTCAGATGAATGATTCTTTTGTTCTTCAGTCAGTCCATTATCAAAATTTAATCTCTTAACGTGAATAGGAATGATTGTATATCCCTCTTCTGTCCACCTATTTAATTCATTAGGGAATCTACAATCTGAAATTAATATGTAATCATAATCTTCTCCAATGATTTTTACTAAGTTAATAATAAAATCTACCCAATAATTAGGTTCTTTTGAACGTATTTTATCTGTTCCAATCATCTGAAGAAGTGTGCGACCCCATTCATCTTTTCTACCATCCCAATTGTAGTATTGTTCGCAAATATGTTTTACCAAATTGCCATAAGCCATATGTAAATATTTTTTATTTTGTTTACTTAATATTTCTTCAATTATTTTTACACTTGAGTCTTTTCCATGTCTAGCTTCTCCTGATAAACTAATTATTCTTGGATTCATAAACTTTCCTTTCTTATAATATCTTCTAAAAATACATCTACTTCTTCCCAATTTCTTGCTACAAAACAATTATCACTAATCTCGAATTGATTCCATTCTGTATCTAATTCGCCCTTATAAAGAATCTTGTATTTAGCATTACTACTTCTAATATTATCTATATGGTCATCAATTATAATTCCATTAGACATATCAATCATTTCTTTACCTGTACCATTTTTAATAATGCCATTTAAGGTAAAAATACAAGGGAACAATTCTTTATTTAAATATTCTTTCTTATGTATTAAACTTTTTTCTGTACAAATTGTAGTAATTTGATAATCAAAATTCTCCTTATATTTTAGTAACACTTCTTTACAATTTGGAAATATACTTAAGTCATTGAAAAATTCTTCTTTATCAAACATATCTAGTATTAGATTTTGAGTTATGTTTGGGAACAAGTCAGAACAATTATATCTTTTTACATCTTTATAATTTTTATTTGTATTGTAATATTGATTAAGTAAAAATATTAAACGCTCAGTTGAATCTACAATGGTATTATCAAAATCAAGATATACTGGTATTTTATTTTTCATTAATTTCCTCTTTTAAACATAATTCTTTAAAGTACGGTAGTGTTAATATCCATTCACAAAATTCTCTCCACTCAGGAAGTCTATGATTATTTCTTTGAGCATAAATAGTTTTTAAAGCACGATAATTTGTTGTAAGTCTTGCAGTTAATTCAAAACCACTAGGATTAGAATATAACAGTTTTAAATAATCATCTTTATTTTGTGTTTGATTATATTTATCCTTTAAAATATTCATAATACTTATAATTCTTGGGTCTACATATTCATTATATTGTTCATCTAAATCAAACTTTGAAATCCTATGCATTGTCGATTGACTAGATACAAATTCAAGAAATCTATATCTCTCTGCTTCAACCCACATCTTATTGCTACAAGTTAAATCAAAAGCAACTCTAATTCCTGTTAAAAATTGGTCATGTCCTTCGCCTTTATTACTTGAACCTAAACTAATAACCGTTGAAGTAATATCAGAATTTAATTTATCATTGTCTGTTGACATGGGATATTTACTTGCTTTAATGCTTTCTTCTAAATCATATACTTTAAGGTTTTCTATTCTCATCTATGTATCCTTTCTAGTTCCTATTTGTATTTTCTTTATCTTTTTTATTGTTTACAACAGTTATACGAAACAAATTACCTAATGCATTTGCAAAAGATAATCCAACAAAAAATGTCATCCAAGGATGTTCCATCATCCAATCTACTATTGTCATTCTTATTTCCTTTCATCTAAGGGGATATAATCCAACGTCATATCCCCACATCATTTAAAATCACGATTTTATTAGGTTTTTTGGTCTATATTTTGTGTATATTCACAAATAATTCACTATATATAGTATATATTTTGTATATCCAAACAAAATATTGTGGTTAATTTTTATTTACTTTCCACTAGAACCCCAACCACCTAATCTTTTCTGATTAACTGGTTTATCATGTCCCACAGTTAAATATTTAAGAAACATTCCCTGACAGAATTTATCTCCTACCTTTACGGCATAATCTTTATCTCCATTATTTTCAATTAGAATACCAATATTACCTTCATTGTCTTCGTTGTTATAATATGTAGAATCAACCCAACCTTGCGTATTTGCCAATCTAATTTTTATCTTACCTTGACTTGAACGAACATTTAATATAAATACTTCATTCTCTAACATGAATACTTTTATATCTGTCCATATCATCATTTGTTCTCCAGCTTTTACAGTAAAATTATATGGAGCATAAAAATCATATCCACAAGAACCTTTGTCTGCTCTTTGGGGTAATTTGTCAAATGGTATTCCTGCAATAATATTTTTTTTCATATTTTCTGATACAAATTCAAATTTTCTACCATGCTTCTCCACATAATTATCTAATAATGTACTGATTAGCAATAATACAACTGCAATTATAATTAAAGTTAAACTATGTAATAAAGAATGTGTACCAAGTAACACCATAGCTATAAGTATTAAAGCTAAATTAATAGCTCTTAACATCTTTGATACATTTAAAATTGTTGATATATTCATATATTCTCCTTATTTTATGTAATATTTTTTATTTATTTTACTTAATGTGCTTCACATTTATTCCAACCACAGATAGGACACAACATACAACTCCCATCAGGAAGTAATTCTGTTCCGCATTCAGGACATTTATTAACACTTTCAGTTAAAATATCAGTCTGAATAATAGTAGCTTTTTCTTTTCTAGTTACTTCAACTTCTTCATCTGAAATATCGGTATCATCACTAAAACAACGATTGTGTATTTTAGTTTGTAATTCTTTTAATGCATATCCAATCGCTGAAGCACAAGATGTTCCTTTAGAAGTATCACCTTTAGATTTAGTTCTATCTGTATACGCTTTACATGGTCTAATGCTCAATGCTTGGTCAATTACTTCTTCTATTGGAACTCCTGCTCTTAGCAATAATGAAATTAATCTTGAAATAAACTGTAGATTTCTTTCACATCCACCACCAGAACCAACTTCAATAAAAGTTTCTAAAGCTTCTCCTGTGAATTCGTCAAAATCACAATGAACATAAAATTTACCACAGCCATTTACAACAGTTCTTTTACAACTTAACAAATCATCATTAACACATAAAATATCTCCACGTTGTAAGGTTGATGTCTTTTCTTCATTGGTTTCACTCTTATTATCTTTACTAATTAATATACCTTGTCTTAATTCATTTGGTTTAAAGATAGTACAACCTTTCACACCTAATTTATGACACTTATCATATACTTCTTTTGTATCTTCAAAAGGATAATCAGTAGGTATGTTAATAGTTTTTGATACACTCATATCAACATGTCTTGCAATTGTTCCTAACATATTTATGTGAGCATCTACTGGTAAATCTAATGCAGTTATCCAAATATCTTTGTATTCTTGTGGTTTACCCATATTTGTCCAAACTTCATAAGCATAATCTCTTAGTGTTACTATTTGAGTATCTTCTTCATTCTGTCCTCCAATTCTAACTTTTCGTTCGTATTCTAATTGGAAAACTGGTTCTATACCTGAAGAACAATTCTCACCATAAGATAAACTAATAGTTCCTGTAGGAGCTACACTGATAATTCTTGCATTTCTTAATCCATACTTTTTAATTTCTTCTTGCAATGACTTCCAATCTGTTGCAGGTGTATTATAATTGTCAACATGGAATTGAATAAAATTACTTTGAGCAATTTTTTCATTATCACAGAAGTTAAATGCTCCCTTAGTTTTTGCTAAATCAACTGATGCTCTGTAAGCATTAAAAGTAATAAAATTCATGAGCATATCTGCAATATCAGTATCTTTATATGTATATCCTAGCATAGCTAGAGCATCAGCAAATCCAGTAATTCCTAAACCTATTGTTCTCATATTGCTTTGATAATTTTTATATGATTGATGTGGAAAGAAGTTTTTATCAATAATATTATCTAATAAATTAACAGCAGATTTAATTGCCTTTTTTAATTCTTCCTTGTTTATTTCTGCTCTTGAAGTAAAAGGATTATTAATAAACTTATGTAAAAATAAACTACCTAAATTACATGCTCCCTTATATTCTGATGGCTTTAATTCTTGGTTGAAAATTAATCCTGAACAATACTCACCACAAGGATTGGTAGCAATAATAGTTTCAGTGTATGAAGTATTATTAAAATTATTGAAATTATCATAAAATAAAACTCCAATTTCACCAGTATTATAGGCAGTTTTCATTACTAAATCCCATAATTCTTTTGCGTTTATTTTCTTTTTAAAATCCCACTTATCTTCATCACGAATTATCTTTCCATATTCATCATATACAGGATATCTCAACCAAATATCTTCATTATTATCTTTTGCTCTCATAAATTCATCATCAACAACTATAGACAAATTGAAATGCTCTAATATTTTACTATCAAATGATTTAATATTGATAAATTCTTCTATATCATAATGATAGATATTCATAGAACCCATATTAGCTCCACGCCTTGAACCTTGCATTATAGTAGAAGTTTCTGCATCAAATACTTTCATAAAAGAGACTGCTCCTGAAGCTACAGCATCATTATTAGTTTTTGCTCCATTAGGTCTGATTCTTGAAAAATCATATCCAGTACCACCACCAGCTTTATGAGTTAATGCTCCGATTTTAACTGTCTCAAAGATAGATTCCATATCATCTTCTACAAAATTTAAAACGAAACAATTATTAAGAGTCAGTTTTTCACCTATTCCCGCATTACTCATAGTTCTTCCTGCTGGAAAGAAATAACCATTATTCATATTATTATAAAAATTCTTTTTCTCATATTCAGTATTGCTACAAAATTGTGCAACACGTCTTATGTTTTCATCAAGTGTTTCATTCTCCTTTTGATATCTGTCTTCCCATATTTTATTACAAACTGGATTATTTATCTTCATATGTACCTTTTGCCTTTCTTTTTCTGATTTATTTTATATTTATCCTAGTTAAAATACCAATTAAAAATATTATTTCATCTTACTAAATGTAAAACCCACTACCATACTTTAATGCCTCAGTAAGCTTCTGCTTAAATTCTGAAGGTGACATAGTTACTGATACATGGTCAACATAATAATTAGTTCCTAATAAATCAATATTTAACTGTTCGTGAAATTCCTGATTATATTCAGCAACAAGTCTATCAATCTCTCTTCTTTTCTTTTCCTTTTCAGCATTTTTTAAAATTTTTGCTCTTTCATCAGCTTTCTTTAAACAAGCATATTCGCACTTGTTTCTTTCATAAGCAGTTGGATATGGTTTATTACAAATACCACATCTAAAAATTTCATTCTTTTCTTCTCTCATAATATGTATTTTTCCTTTCTCTTTATTAAATATTTTTATTTCTTATTATTATTTAATGAACCCATTTCTAAATAAAGTTCATTTACTGCATTGCTTTTACGCTTCAGACAATTATATATTTTTTCATCAATAGTATTTTTTGCTTGAATAATTATATATGTACATTTATTAATCTGTCCGATTCTATGTATTCTATCTTGGCTTTGTTTAAATTCTTCGTAACTAAAACTTAATGAATAATAAATGTTGTAGTTACAATTAATAAAAGTTAATCCTTTTCCTAATAGTTGCGGATGTGTAAATAATAATTTGATTTTATTATTTTTAAAATCTCTAATTATATTATCTCTGTTTTTAGTTTTAGAAGTTAATGCCACCCCATTAAATTTCTTTGCCAATCTTTCAATTTCATGTATAAATTGACACCATATAATAATAGGTTTGTTTCCAATTTCTTCAATACTTTGTTTTAGTATTATATCTTTTTTACTTTCAAAGTCTATTATGGAATTATCTTTATTAATAATAAAGCCACTGACAATTTCACGTAATTTCATAAGTTTAGCAGTAAATTCAAATCTACTCCAACTGTTTATATTATCTTTTATATTTTGCAACATATTATCATAATATAGTTGTTGTTCTGTATCTAATAAAACTGTTTTGACTTCAAATGTTTTTTCAGGTAAATCCACACAATCATTTTTATTTAAAAATATAGCTTTATTTCTAAGTCGATTAAAATATGCTTGTTTATTTTCTTCTGTTTGAAACCATCTATGAGGGTCAGCCATATCTTGTGTAAAATACTTAGCTAAAAATCCATAGTAATTATTGCCTAAAATTTCATTATCGACTAATTTCATTTGTGGAAAAATTTCACTATTATGATTCGGTGTAGGACAACCTGACAATACAAATCTATGTGGAATGACATCAATCATTTTTAATAATAAAGTTGTAATTTGACTATTCATATTTTTCATTACTGAACTTTCATCTACTATCAAACATTCAAAATCCATATCTATAATTTCATTAGCAAGAATTTTATAACTTTCATAGTTCATTATGTATATGTCTGCTTCTTGATTAAGAAGTTTAATACGTTTAGATTTATTTTCTGCCCAACAATTAACTATTTTTAAATGTGGATAAAACTGTTTACAATCGTCTATCCAAGCTGTTTCTATTACAGATAAAGGACATAAGATTAATGATTTTTTGTAATGACTTGCTAATTCTAAACCTATAATAGTTTTACCTGTCCCTGTATCTGCAAATATACCATAACTTCCATCATTTAATGCTTGATTAACGATATTTGATTGGTATTTCCTTAAATGCGGAGATAATTCATATCGAACTATCTCCTTTTCTTCCAATTTTATATTTGTTTCAATTAAGCCTATTTTTTGTAATATATTAATCGCACTATCAGGAAATTCCCATCTTCCATTTTTAAATTTTCTACCTTCAATAGTTCTAATATAAGGTATTTTGTCTATTGGAATTTCTAATTCTAACAATCAACATTCTCCTTTGCTTCATCCTTAATCTTTTTTATTTCAGATTTTTTAACATCAAGTGCTATTAATTGCGATTCAAGTTCTTTAATTTGAGTTTGAAGTGTTTTCTTTTTATCTGTTTGTTCTTTTTTCTCTAGTTTTATTTCTTTTGCTTTAGCACTTTGTTCTTTGCCCGCTAATAATTCTACATTAAATCTTTCTCTCATTAACTCGATACTATCTTCCGAATCATAAATTTTATCTTCCCATAAAGAAAATCTTTTTTCTTCTGCTAAATCGTAAAATTCTTTATTAAGCTCAATTCCAATAGCATTTCTACCATTTTCAATAGCAACTTTGTTAACCGTACCTGCTCCTGCAAATGGGTCACATACTACATCATTAGGACAACTCCATAATTTAATACATCTTTTTACAAGTTCTTCAGCAAAAGGTGTTGTATGTCCAATGCCACTATTTGAAATATTCCATACTCCATCAGCCCATTCAGCCCATTCTTCAAGTGTAATATCTGAGGCTTTAATAAGTTCACACTCTCCTGCCTTCTTATACACATATACAAACCCCACATTCGCCGCTAAAATTGTATCTCTTGCTTTCATATTTCTATAATATAAATTTCCTTGTGCTAACATAGCTCTTTGTGCTGAATACTTTCTCCAAAACGCTTTAGTCCATAAAGAAAAATTATTATTAAGGAACATATCATTGATTGCCCCAGTAAGACTCTCTTGTCCCATTTTATTATCTCTTCCGATAGTATAATTATAATCCTCATATTGAATTACAAACTTTCCACCCTTTTTAAGAACCCTTTCACATTCTTTAATTACTAATTCTAGCAGATAATAATATTCTTCATAACTTTCACAATTTGATAGGTCACTTGGGTCGTTACTATAAACTCTTAAATTATGATAAGGTGGTGAAGTAATAAACAAATCTACTGATTCATTCTCCAACTTCTGTAATTCTTTTAAACAATCTCCATTAATCCATACATTTTTTAATCTTGTCATTTTTATTCCTCTCTTTTATGTATTATATTTTTTTATTTCTTATGTAATTACATTATAATGATTATTACATAACTTGTCAACAATATTTTTTATTTATTACAGTTAATTTCTACGGTTCTGCAAAGTGGTCTACAATTTCACATAAACATTCTTTCTGTTTCTTTTTGCTTAGACTACATTTATATACGAATGTACTGTTTTCTTCAATGGGTTTACTATTGACACATTCAGTACATTTCTTGTTTTGTTGTTCCATTATTACTCCTTTCTAATCCCAATAAACTATAGTTTCATTTTCTTTTAATGGTGATTCAAAAGCAATAATTCTAGGTAAAATAATCTCGTCAATTATTTCTTGATTAATTCCATTTTGAATATATGCTCTATGACATCTCTGCCCTCTTAAAGAACTATTTGAAGCAACAACTTTATATATATCACTATTTGTTAATATAGCTATATTACCTTCTCTATTTTTTCTGTACTCTTGAACTTCTTTATATTTAAATTCACCTATTAAGTTATCAAGAAATTCATTACCTTGTTCTATTGTTTTACCAAATATTAAATTTTTCATAAATCTCCTTCTTTTTATCATTTAAAAGTTGTATTTTATTTTAATTTATTAGATTAACCTACATAAATTACAATAGCTTGAACAAACTCAGTATTTCTAACCTTTTCATCAATCATTTTTTCATATTCTTCATCTGACAAATTTTTATATTCTTCTTCGTCACATAAATCATCAACTAATTCTTCTCGATAATCATCTTCACTTCTCCATTCATCTTTATATAGAGTTAATGTTTCAATTTTTACTATATTTACGTCTGCTTGTGCGTATGAATAGTCTGGATTATATGCATCTTCTCCACAAAAAATAAGTAGTGGAAGTTTCGGATTGTCTAATATTAAATTTCTTAATATTGTTGTATCGTTCAACGAACAATTTAACTTTGTGTTATTCATAATATTCCTTTCTCAATATTTATTTTATGTACTTAAAATGGATATTCTAATTGGTTGATTTATTCTTCATCTAATTCATCTTCATCGTCTTCTTCTAAATAATCTAATGGGTTATACCCAGACCAGTTATTTCCTAAAATCTTACTTACTTTTCCAACAGTCTCAGAATCTAAATCAACCTTTCTAATTTCTCCATCTTCAATAACCCCACAGACTTCACTATGTTTACCTAAAATCTCTCCAAAATATACATTTTTGCCAATTACATTATTTACTTCTGTTTGTGTAGCAACAAATAATCCTTCAACATCTCCTTGTCTACCACAATCCCATCCAAATCTCCATAAATATTTTTCTTCCATATTATTTTTCCTTTCTCTTATATATTTTATTTGTTTCACTAAATACCAATTAAAATTTGACTTTTATTGGATATTTCTAATTTTAAAACGTTGAAATTTCAACATTCTCGGTTAGTCCTTTTATTCCATTTTACTTATATTTATATCTAATATTTCACTATTGAGATATTCAATGAACTTATCCCACACTTCTTTTCCTAAACTATGTATATAATTGATACTTTTCAAACAAGACTTCTTTCTATCGGCATTAACATCAAAATCTCTACCTTTAACCTTTTGAATAGTTCTATCAAATTTCTTAATGAGTTGATTTAGAATCATACCATCTACCATGACTAATTCTTTTCCTTGGAATTGTCTTGTAACCTTTGGTAATCTATCTACTAATTCTTTATATACTTTCATATCCTTATCAGGAATTGTATACTTAGCTTTTGGAAGGTTCTTTGAACTTAATGGATTAATGTTAGCTCCACTTGTTTTTACTCCTACTATTTTTGCTATGTAATCAATAATATCTACTTTAAAAGTAAAGTACACTTCGTCATCAAGTTCCTCTATACTTAATAAAATTTGGTCTTTCACAAGTTTTTTTCGGATTATATCTACTAAAGGTAATTCATCATCATTAATTTTATATTTATCACTATAAATTTTTCTGAGAATATTATTCCCCTTACCTATAGATGGAATATAACATGACATAGTTTGTCCAGTTCCATGTCTTATTTTTATATTTCCACTACATTTCAAATAATAATCATCAAAACTAGGGTCTAATGTACCATCATCTAGGCGAATCCAATCGAAACTAGACTGGTCATAATCTGCCATTACCCTCCAAGTTCCTACATATTTCCTTAAATATCCTGCCATTTTTACTCTCCTATAATTCTATACTTTAATATGTATCCTTTACATGTCTTTTGTTTTCCTCTAAGTGCAGAACTAATTGTTTTGATGTTTATATTTAATTTTTCTGCACATTCCTTTTGAGTATCATATTCTCCAACTAATTCATTATTTTTAAATACCTGAACCATAGTCTTTTGTTGATAGACAATACCACCTTTTTTTAAATATCTTAATATCGTGCTATAATTTAATTTATACTTAGTTATTAATTCATCTACTTGAAATCCTTGTAAATAATCATTACAAACAATTGGAATCATTCTATTTTGTTTTTTATATTTAGTTTCATATACACAAACACCTATGTTATTTCCTATTTTTAAATACTTAATAATTGTAGTCCAATCTAGTTTATATTTATTCCTTATTTCTTTTTGTGTTAGCCCTCTTGAAAATTCTTCACAAATTGTAATTAATAGAGAATTATGACTACGCTTATCAATCATATCAATATCTAGTTTATCAATATCTATTTTTAACAAATCGTTTGAACCACATCGTTCTATTGATTTTAAAATGTAGCTAGAATCACTTTTTCTACAATCGACTACATAATAATTTTTAATTCCGTTTTTATAAGCATTTTCTTGTTTAAACTTATCATTAGATTGTGTATATTTTAATCCATCCCATTTTTCAATATCTCTATAATGTTGTATTCCATGAGTTTCAATTATACAGTTATAATCTACAAGATAAAAATCATATCTTTTATTTTTAGACCATCTAAATTTTTGTTGATATGTAAAATTAATTTTTGATTCATATAATAAATTAGCCATAAATTTTTCTGGATAAGATATACCGTCTGAACATATTGGACAAGCAAAACCTTGATTGGCTAAATCAACTACTTTTATATTTTTTATGTAATTGCAATTTGGACATTTAGCTTTAATTGTTTTAGAGCTTTTAATAGAATATGTATCTGCGTCATATTCATTAACCAAATACTTTATCATATTAGGTCTTTCTTGTCTGATTGTTCCATATTTAGTAAGCATCTTTTTACCATTTTCAGATGATTTTTCTTTCTGTAGACATCCGCAAGATTGAGTATCACCACGAATCAAAGAGCCTTTTAAAATTGATTTTGTATTTCCACATTCACATTTGCATATCCAATAAATATCAGGATAATGGCTTTTCTCACCTGAATTATATTTTTTAATATCAGTTAAATATCTTTCTTCATCAAATTTTATTACTGTTAATCTTCCATATTTGTTACCAGTAATATCTGTTGTTGGCTTATATTTTTTAATAATATTTGGATTAACTATTGTACCTTTTTTAAATAATTGATATTGTCTGTGTTGAACTATAGTACCATCTGAAAATTTAATATCTATGTCTTCACAATTTCGATAATTAATAATAGTTGCTATCATTCCACATGACATTAAATTTTGTTCGCCTAATCTATATGCCTTTAATATTTTTATCACCTCGTAAGTGGTTTTCTAAATATCTATCCATCGTTCTCCTTTTTTATGTAATATTTTTTATTTATTCTGATTAATTAATGTATCAATATAAGTTAATATGTCTTTATCTGCGACAGATTCTTTTTTAAATTGTTCTAATATAACTATTAATTCATCTTTTGTAAAAGTATCTGCATCAGACTTTAAACAATTCAACAAACTTTCAATCATTACAATTTGTCCTTGTCGATATATTTTATTTAATCCCAATGTATCAAATATCAAATTACTGACAGAACAAATAACATTCTCTCTAGCTTTTTCAACTTCAGTTTTCTTTAATATTCTATAATCATTTAACATATATCTTCTCCTTTCTACCATTTAAAATTTTGGATTTAATCTGTTTGTTCTACAACTTCGTTAAGTATATCTTTACAAGTTAATTCAACAAATTCTTGAATAGTCATATTGCCTTCTACTGAAGACTTATCATATCTTTCTATAGCTGTTTCAACTAAAGAAACATGATAAATACTTTTGTTATTTGCAACCAAATTGACAATTCTATCAAATTCTTCTTTTGATTCGTCAACTTGTTCCTGACAATATTGTTTAAATTCTTCTATTTGATATTTATTTTTAAAATATGTTCCAATAAATATTGCACATAAAATAGCAATTAATAATAAATAATACATTTGCTTCTCCTTTCCTAATTTTTATTTCTCTTAATAAAATCAGAAACTTTCCTAACCTTATTCATTAGATTAGATACATTTGGATTCTCTATATCCCTTGATGCTAGTGCTAATGCAATTTCTAAGGTTTTAATTTCTGATTCTGTAAGTTCTAACGTGTATGTATTGTTCATAGGTTGCTCCCTTCTCTAAATATTTATATTACAAACAATAACCACAATCATAACACATGCCATTATGTTTACATGGTCGAGTACCTTCTGCCATTCTAATATGTTCCCCATTCATTTCCAACTCATAAGATACAGTATAATGCTTTGGCATTTTAGCTTTAAACACATCTTCACCAATCTTAAATTCTATTACATCAATTCTTATATCATTTTCTTTTGTGTAATTTAGCATATCATGTAATATACTAATTGCTTGATTCAACTTGTTATTTTCCATTTCTTATTCCTTTCTCATACTTTAAAATTACTGTTTTAAATAGTCTAAAATATATCATAAAAAGCTTCTTCAATGGCTTCAAGTATATCTGATTTTCTTATATCATAGTCATTCATCATTTCATCAAATGGCAACATACTTCTCATATATTTTAATACTCTCTCAGCTATAGCAGTAGCATCATGTCCCTTAATTTCAAATTCTTCTGAATTTAGATTCTGTAATTCTCCTTTAGGATATATGGCAAAACCATGAGCTGAAATTGTAACTTCTGTACCTGCTTTATACTCTTTAGGTTCTATCCCTAATATCTTAAATATTTGTTCACTATAATTCATTTTCTTATGTATCCTTTCTTTAATTATTTTTGTCTGATAAATGAGGGCAACTTGTACAATCCGAACAATATATTACATAGTTTTCTTCTACTCTACTTTTAGCATTTTCACATCGTATTGAAGAATTCATTGGACAAGGTAATTCGTCATAAACTATCTTAATTGTTTTATCTTGTTTTGGTATAAGGTAGATATTGCTCATAATTTATTATCCTTTCTTATATTATTTTTTATTTGTACCATTAAAATTCAGGTTTTAATGGTATATTTCGTTTGTTTTAATTTATATATTCAAATGTCCAACCATGATGACTTTTTCGTTCATTATTTAAACATCTAACAATACAAGAAAATGTCATATTGTATTCTTTTGCAAAACTATTAATTCCCTTCCATACTATTGTTTCATTAGTTTTTGTGTTAAATGCTTTAAAGGATTTTAATTTGTCAAATTGTTTAGAATTACTTAATTCTAAGTTTTCTTTTCTTGTTATCCATATACAATTATCTCTGTTGTATTCTGTGCCACCTTTTAAATCTTTGTCTAATTGTAGTTCACCAGATAAAATTAATTCTCTATTGTACCCATCTATTATTTTTACATCTTTAACATAATTTTCAAAACATAACCACCTTTCGCAAATAGTTATTCCTTTTGCACCATAGTTTTTATAATCTTTATCTTCTTCATCGTAACATCTTTTAACCATCAATCTCCATCTTGGATATAAAAAATGTTTACTTGATGCGTTTCCTAAATATGTATTAATCATTTATATTCTTATTTTGCTAATTTATCTGCACTATGTAATAGTAATAAATTATCATAAAACTCCTTTCCTACCAATTTAATAAATTTGTCTTTACTCTTAATATTATTTTCTGTTTCAAATGGCTTCATATGCCATTGAATATAATTACACATCTCTAAAATTTCATTATCATTCCATTTGTTCTTTTTCAAATAGAATAATGCATCATAAGCTCCTACCAAATGATGTTGATAATAAGTACAATACCCCTTCTTTTCATTATATTCTTTACAGAACAACTTACCTATGTCATGAATTTGAGCAACTACCATTAATTTATGATTATCCGTAAGATTCTTTAATTTATCATAAGTACTATCCATGTGTTCTCCGATAGTTAATGTATGATAAGGAGTTTCTTGATTTATTTCATCTAATTCAGCAAGATAAGCTACTATATCAAAATTAGTATTTTTAAAATTCCAAACGATTTTAATATTATCCCAACCTTCGTAATATTGTGGAACATAAAAATTCTTATACATTTTAGTAATAACTTCTTGTCCTACACTTCGTTCACGTTTATTATCTTCTAAAACACAATCATTATATGGTGTAGCAAACAACCAACATTCTTTACCACACTTAATATAATTAATCTGTCTTAGAAACTCCATTCGTCTTTTATATGATATATTGCAGGCATCGTATATCACATTTTTACCTTCTGATAAATCTTTTTTAATTCTTTTATGTAATTCCTTAAACAATTCTTCATTTTTATCTTGGTAATTCACATCTCCGTATAATTCTTTTCTCAAATTATCTGAAGAATGTGTTTCAAATCCTTCATATTCGGATAATACATTTGAGCCTTTTGACTTTCCTGCTGATGGTAAACCAACAGTCATAATAAATTTATTCATTTTTATATATCCTCCATATCTGAAAATAATGCCGAATAGTCTTCATTAATTCCTAATTCTTTTAATTTTTTATAACTGTTTGCATTGTTTTTTAAAACATTAATATCTTTATTTAAAAACATATTCCGAACATATCCTTTTAATTCAATTGGTACTTTTTCTTCCACCCATAACATAAAAATTTTTCTATTATATTTAGGTGCAAGTTTAAAGTAATAATTTATAAGTTGTTCAGTATTATTTTTATAATCAAATATTTTCTTAGCTATCTTTTGAACTCTATCTCTATAGCTTTCAGGTACTTTACTAATTAAATCGTCATATCTATTTTCTGCAATGTTTTGAATAATTACATTAATTGAAGATATTTTATCTAATAATCTATGTAAATGAACATAATCATCACATTTTATTTTTATTTTATGTCTATCAATATTTAAAACCCAACCTTCCTTTTCATTTGACTTATACTTTTTCATGTCTTGTAAAACAGTTTCTATATTGATATTCTCAATACGTGTCATGTTAATATTGTACTTATCAGCATATGATTTTATCTCATTGTAAGTGAGTTCATTTCCAGTATATACATTTCTTATACCTATTAAATATAATCCTTCTCGTTCTTTATCGTATATAACCACATGTGCATCTTTTAAGCTAATATATTCAAATATAAATGTATAACTTGGATTCTCTTTAATCATTTGCTTATAATTTTCTAATAACATATTATATCCATCAGCTAATCTCCAAGAATCATTTATGTCTAATGCCATACTCCCTGCCATAAAGAAATCATTATTATAATATCTTACACTTTGCATACTGCCATCAAGTTTATCAGTGAATTCCACAATACTAGCCAATTCAATTTCTTTAATAATTTTATCTATATTATTTTCTGGTATTTCATTTAGATTAAAAAATTTTTTAAATGGAGTTAAAACCAATTGTTCTTTATCTAAATCAATAACTACACTCCTACATTCCCTATAAATACTATTTGGATTAGCCCACATTGATTCTTGCATATCTGCTATACCATAACGTATTAGTAAAAATTCATTCTTTTGATTCACTTGTAAACAATCAAATATATTACTATACTCTAAATTATTTAATTTTTTTAACCATGTTTCAAAATTTAATGTATCAAATCCATACTTACTTATGTAATTATGCTTAATCTTCATTACTACTTGAAACGGTTTATTCCACTCGAACATTTTATGTATTTCCCTCCTTCTTTAAAATATTTTATATTTATTTCACTTAAATTAATTAACGAAATTAAATTATCACCAATTAAAACACTTTTTTTATATGCTTTTTATACCTATATATAGTGTATTACAAAGAATATAAGCACTATATATAGGTACTATGTACTAGTGCGTTTAGGAGGAACACCACTTACATGCTTAAAATAAATGAAAAATGGTACAAGGCTTTTTATCTTTTCTCACCTTGTACCATCATATTACCATACCATAATTTACTTGTCAACATATTTTATAAAACTTTTTTATTTATTATAGTTAAAACAATTTAATTAAGAAATCTCTTAGGAAAGTTTGCTTTGAAGGAATGTTAGAATTAACAATTGCATATCTTAAAGCCTTATTTTCAGCACATAAAACGCAAGTTTCTTTTGCTCTAGTAAGCATAGTATACACCATTTCATTCGTTAATAATTTATAATGAGAATAATCTAATCCACAAATAACATGTTTCATTCCTGACCCTTGTAATTTATGACAGGTAATAGCATATCCTAATTGAATATATTTTAAATGCTTTTTAGGAATATAAACCACACCTTTGTTATTAAAATCAACAGTAATTGTTTGATACATAAAATCTATATCTGTTATTATACCTAAATCACCATTAAAAATAGGTGTTTCTACTCCCATATCATTTATTGTTTTATAATTATTTTTTAAATTAATTACTTTATCTCCTATATGTAATTTAAAAGGATTCTTTGATTCACTCCCTACTTCTAAAGCTTTTCTATTCTCAGGAATAACTAAAGGTTGAATATCATTATTAAGATAATATGCGCTAGCCTGACCTCTATCTTTCATTGGCACAATTACTTGAATATCAAATACATCTTTTACAATTGAATATATTTCTTCAAAATGCTTAATAATTTTATCATGTGTTAAATCCTTATTGGAGTAAATATCAAGAGTTAAATCTTGCAACTCTCCCCTAATTTCTACACCATCCATATCTTTATCAGTTAACTGTTCATCATGTCTAACTTTTTGGCTTTCAGTTATTATAGCTGACCTTTGTGCTTGTCTGTGTATTTTAGTTAATTCAACTATTTTTACACATTCACTATCTATAATATCCTTCATTATGTTACCAACACCTATAGTCTCTAACTGCCCTGTATCACCTAACATAATTAATTTTGAGCCATTATTTATAGCTTGAATTAACTTATAAAAAATATCTTCTCCGACCATAGATAACTCATCTACAATAATTATATCTTTAGGTAATGGATTTTGTTTATTATATAAAAATCCAGTCTCAGGCTGATATCCTAATAAACGATGTATTGTATAACCTTCTTCTTTTGTAATTTCAGATAAATTACAACTTGCTCTACCACTCAATGCAGTTTGAGCAAAAGTATATTTTCCTTGAAATACTTCTAACATTCCTGCTACTGTTGAACTCTTTCCTACGCCTGCTCCACCTATAATTAAAGTAATTTGATTTTCTAATATAGCTTTTATACCATCTATTTGTTCTGATGTGAATTCCCAATTTTGTCTTTTTTCTTGATTGTGTACTTTTTCTTCCCAATTATCAAATTCAAAATTATTATCAGATGTATTAATTCTATGTATCTCTTCAGCAATATGTAATTCTAAGTTATAATATTTTAATAAAGCTACTACATCTCTATCATCATTAGACCATATAATTTTTTCATCTATTAATTCATGTAAACAATCGGTTAGTATGTCTTGAGGTAAGTCATATCCTATAACACCATCAATACTTTCTAGTAAATCATCAATATATACCCAACTGTTTCCATTATTAGCTTCTTCTTTTAAATAATACTTAACATATGCTTTAACTCTACATAATGAAAATTCTCCTATTCCACTATTTATAGCCATCTCATCAGCTTTATTCCATCCTATGCCATCTACTTCATCAATGAGTATATATGGATTCTTTTTTATTTTGTCTATTACAATATTAGGGCTACCATAAAAATCAACAAGCTTATTAATAGTATTCTTGGTCATACCATGCTTATCTAGCTTTATATAGGCTTCAGAATAATCCTTACTTGCTTCATACTTTTCTAACATTTTTAGAGCTGTAGGAACTTGAATACCTTTCACCTTACATAAACTTTGTATATCTTTTTTCTCTAATAAATCAACTGGTGTTTCGTAAGTTTTAAATAATTCTATACATTGTTTTTCAGGTAATATAGTAGAAAGAAAAGTAAATTGGTCTTGCTTACTATCAAGATGTAAATCAGTACGCATAAATATAATTTCATATTGTTTACCGTATTGTCCATTATCCACTTCTTTAGCAGTTACAATATAAATATTGTCATATGTAATTTCACACATAACACCTTTTAAACTTATACAATTCCATTTATTAGCTTCAGGTTCACCACTTATAGTATCGAGGACTTCAGCAGAAATAATACCGAAATCCCCATTACCTATAGCTTTATCTTTAGGGAAAAATTGTTTATTTAATTTTACTTTACATTTTATAATTTTTTCTATTTCTTTTAAATCTTCATTATTTTTTTCTTCCATTATATTCCTTTCTATTTATTCTACTACTTGAACCCTATCTGTTTTTAATAATAAATCTCCTTCTTCTGAAACAGATTCAATCAAGGCTAAAGTGTGTTGATAAATACTATTACTATATCTTTTAGGTTTAAAGACATCTCCTTTTCTAATTCCAGTAACTAACAACCTTGTACCTCTTTGAAACCAACCATTTTCTAATATAGTTTTAGTTAATTTACCTTTAGAATTTAAACCATTATCTTGTGAAATAGTTTTATCATAGAAATTAAATTGCCCTGAATAGAATTTCAAAGTAACTACTCCTGAAGGAGTTAAAATAGAAACAGAATGTTTATTTTTATCTCTATCTAATACAGTACCTATAATTCTTTCTAATTTAAATTTAGGATAATTTAATCCTTTATATTTTGTAAATCCCACTATTTCAGGTTCTTCAGCTAACTCATTAAAATCTACAATCCCATATTTTTCTTTATTAACATTAGCTAATTCATGTTCATGATAATAATAATTCATAGATTCCATTTCCCATCTACTTATATTACCTTGCATTTCTTTATTTTTAATTGATTCAAATATGATGTTATTATAGGTCTTTATACAATCTTCAGTAGTGAGCCAGTGTAAAAGATTTAAAATTTTAGTATTATAAATAGCTTCAAAAGAACCTTTACGTTTTGTACCTAATGCAACTAAAATGCATCCATCTTCATCGTATTTATAATCTCTACCTTCTTGCATATCGATAGCAAAGTTAGTTAAAAAGAAATTGTTTATATATTCAATATCATTGTCATCTTGTATTCGATACCAAGTAATACCTTTTGTTTCTGTATCTTGAATTTTTTTCATACTTAATAAAAAATCTCTAAAATTATAAAATTTTAATTCTTCTTTTAACTCATTGGTTAAAATTCCCATTTCAGCTATTTTCCCTATATCTTTGGAATTGAGTTTTAGTTTAGGTGGATTCAAAAGATGTAAATATTCTTCTAAAATTTCTGTTCTTTTTTTACCCTCTATCTTATCAAATGCACCTGCTTTAATTAACATAATAGCTTGGCTTTCAGATACTAAAGATTTCATTTGTACCTTACCAGTAGAGCATATATATTCTTTTTTTACTAATACAAGTCTTTCATGAAAATCTTGCAATGAAGTATATGGTCTATTTTCCATAATAGTTTTTGCGGTTTCATTATTAATTTTCATAATACCTTTTAGTCCAAAAATAATAGCATTATCTTTTTCATTAGGGATAAAGCCTTGTTCTGCAATATTTATATCAGGTAATGATATAAGAATATCTTTTGCTTGTAATTTACCTATTGCAATGGCAATCTCTCCATAATTGGTAGTTTTTTCTTTAATATCAAACTCAGCATCCTCTACTTGTTCTCTTTCTATAGCTCCTGATTCTACAAGTAAAACAGCAGTATTCCAATAAATAGAAGGATAATAATATACTAAATTTAATTGTTGTATTAATATCATAGTATAAGCCACAGCATGTAATATTGAAAAAGAATAACCTAACTGCATAGCTATTTGCTCATTCCATATATAATCTAATAGTATTTGTGGGGTATTACTTTTTTTGCCCCATTCAAAAAATAATTTTTTTGCTTTTTCTATTTCCTCTGGTAATTTTTTAGCTACGCCTTTTCTTAATTTGTTACTCTCTATTACTCCAAATTTTGCAATATCTTTGTCCATAGTAAGCAACATCATTCTTTCTTGACTTGAACAAACTCCGTTATCTTGACGTAAATGTTTTTCTAAAATTTTTATTTGTTCTGGTTTTAAACCAAAAGCAATCATGTCTTTATACCATTCGTTAATATCATTTTTATATCTAACGAATTTTTCTAATGGTTGTTCACCACTATCAACCATTAATCTCATGACTGTATTACCATTGGATGCATCAATTAAATTATGAGGTTGAATTAATTTTATTGCTTGTTCTCCAACATTTGATTCAAATTGGAATGCACTTAACAACTGTCCTTGACATAATATATCCCACATTTCTTGTGTTGTTTTATCAATTACGTCAGGATGTAAATACTTATTATATGTACTCCTAAGACTTCCTTGCCATTTCATTTTTCCATTCTTAATTAACATCTCTAATGTTAATTGAATCATTGATTGAGTTTTTGTATTTAAAAAATCATATTTTAAATTAGACACAGCTTCAGAATCATGTAAATCATAAGCAGAAATTAATTCTCCGCTTGGAGTTCTCATTACTGAATTATGTTTAGTAATTGAGTCATTCACCACAAGGCATCCGCAAGCATGAGATGAACGTTTATTAATTAAACCTTCAATACCCAACATAACTTGTAATAATCCCTTGTCAGAATATTCATCTACCATATTTTTAAACTCTGTAATACATTGTCTATTTTTACTTGGATTTCCATAATAACAATCAGAAATACTCCATACCTTACCACGTTCTACAGGAATTAAAGAGCTTAAATATAAAGCTACGTCATTATTAATTTTTAATCCTCTGCAACTTGTTTGAACTGCTGATTTTGAAGTTTCAGTTCCAAATGTTGCAACTCTAACAACATCCCCTCCAATTGATTGATAATATTTTGTAATTTTATCTAAGACTATATCTTTTTTATGGCTACTGAAATCAATATCAATATCAAAGATATCTGGTCTTTCCGCACTCATAAATCTCCAATGAGGCATTTCTACACCTTGTTCTAGTGGATTTACTTGAGTAATTCCTAGAAAATAATCTATAATATATCCATTAGCACTTCCTCTCCCTGCTCCAACTATAGATTCTGCTTCTTCCCAAATAATATCAACATTTTTTTGCATAGTAATAAGATATGCTCCCATTGGTTGATGTTTAGCTTGGCTTGCTCCAATTATCTCTTTGCACTCTATATCAACTCTTTGCAAATAAATATCAATTTTTTCATTAGAAACTTTCCTTTCATCAATCCCCCTACAGATTTGATGAATTAAATATCTATGTTGTTCTTCATTGGAATTTAACATTTCAATAATATATTGATACTTTTCTAATGAATAATTAATAGGATACCATTCTTCTTCTTTTGGTAATTTAGTAAGTGGAATTTCCGATTCTTTAAAAAAATCATATCCTTCTATTTGATTTAGTATTTTTTGTGTGTTTAAAATACCTAGCTCAATATCTGTTTCTTCTAAATAATACATATTTTTAAAAATCTGTTCAGTAGTAAAAAAATGTGTTGTTGAATAAAAATCATCAACTTCTCTATTGTTATTTTCATCGTCTTCAGAAGTTAAAAATGCTTTATGTATTTCTCTATCATCTGCTCTTAAATAATGAGCATCGGTTGTAATTATCCAATCAAGGTTATATGCTTTTGCTACGTTAATTGCCATCTCATTAAATGCCATTTGTTCTTCTTGTAAAGACGGTTGCAATTCAATATAAAAATTACCTTCACCAAAAGTATCTAATGCCCAACATAAAAAATTATGGATTTTGTCTTTTATATACTCTTTTTCTTCTTCATCTTCTGCTCTCAATAACTGCAAAACAAAATTAGGAAAAATACCACCTAAACATGCCGTTGATGCAATTAAATTACCTTTTTCACTACCAATAATATCTTCTATATCAGAATAAAAGGTTGGTACTCTTTCAATACCTTTATAACTAAACATTCTTCTCCATGCACATTCGGATAATCTTCTAAGTTGCTCATGACCTAAATTATTTTTGGCTAAAAGAATGAAATGATAAAATTGAGTTCTTCCTAATTCCCCCATTTCAAAATTCATTTGTTCTTCATTCACTAAATAAATTTCATTACCCAAAATAGGTTTAAAATCTTTTGATATTTTTTCTTCTTTTTTTAATTCATCTACTGTCTTTAAAAATTTAATATGCGAACTTATACATTCATGCTCTGTGATTGCGACCCCATTATTTCCAAGTTCATTTGCATATAAAACCATATCTTTAATCTTATTGATTGAGTCCAAAATTCTTATATTTGAAAAATCACTATGACAGTGTAAATGTACGAAATTAGAATTATTTATATACATTCTGTAAACCCCTTTCAATCAGTAACCTCTACTACGTATTGATACATTGCTTCATATAATTTTTGAGGGATGATGTCTTTATACTTATCTGCTGTAGCTTTTATTATTTTTTCTTTATATGTTTTATAAGAATAAAAAGCTTCTTGAGACGTATTAAAATAACCTAAAAAAGCATTTTTCCCACTAGCTACAAAAATATTATGAGTGTTATTATAGCTCACTCCAATAGGATACTCCCCTCTTTTAGCATTGCTCTTAATGAATAAAGTATTGATAATTTGAGGGACAATTACACATGTTTCTGGACTATATATTTTATTTCCCTTAATTAAAATATCTTTATCTAGTTCCATTCGTTGTCCATCTACATCATAGTAATTTTCATCGTACCATTTGGCAAAATTTTGAAAATTATGCCATTTGATGCAAACAGTACATCCTCTATATGTTGGTCGTTTTTGTTGGTATTTTTCATCATAACACCTCTGTAACATACTCTTCCAAACTTTATAAGTTTTTTTATAATTTGTTTTATAATAATGTCCTTCTCCTATAAATCCAACCTTATAATATTGCTTATCATAAGGATTTTTAACTGTACCATTTTTAAAATGATTATAAGTACTTCTTGAAGTATATCCATTATTAAATTTAACTATTATATTATCTTTATTGTAATATTCAACAATAGTCATAACATTGCCATATAAGTTATGTTTTGTTTCTCCAATCCTATAATTTTTATATTTAGGTGGCATATCCCTTTCCCTTTCTGGTATATTTTTTATTTATTACAAATTAAAAAACAAAATCTTTAACTTGTGATACATTGAAATCAACTATCTCAACTTGTGGATATTCATTATCATTCCAATGATTAATAGTAAATTTACCTATGATATCCATTTTAACTTTGCTACTACTTTGTTTAGATAAACCTTTTTTATTTTTCATAATCATCGTATTATATGTATCTTCATTAGCAAACATTTTTATAAAACTAATTTTATTTTGTCCTATAGCTTTATCAAATTTAATAAAATTCTTTTTATCTCCTAATAATTTTATATCTTCTACCTTTAATGTAATATCTGTAACTGCAAATAAAGGTTCATTTAATGTATTGCCCCAAATATTATTCCATTGTCCTACTTGCAATACATGTTTTTCCTTTAATCTACCTACAGGAATTTCATAATCTACTAAATAAACATCTTCAATAACCATATCTTTAAGTATTTCATTTAATTTATTTATAGCTTTGGGTATATCTTCTTCTAAAATTTTATATCCCCCAGCATTTGAATGTCCTCCTACATCATAAAACAATTTCGTCTTTTCTAATATATCAAAGAAAGATACGATAGAAGATAATTTATAATTTCTAAAACTTCCTCCAAATATTGTTTTACCATCTTTACTCTTCATGGACATTTTTCTTAATACAACTATTGGTCTTTTATAAATATTTGCAAGTTTATTTGCTACTAATCCAGTAAAGGTTTTTTCTATATCTTCAGTCCCATCTACTATAATTACTTTATTTTTATCTAAATGTTGTTCATTAATTTTTTTAATTAACAATTCCATTCCCTTTTTAACAAGTCTGTCTTGTCTAGCTTTAATGTTGGTAGCATCTCTAACCATTGATTCTTGCAATGTTTGCATAATAGGCTCAGGTTTAGGGTCGTTTTTATTTTTTCTTCTAGGTTGGTATTCCTTATACCCTTCTTTGCCTAACATAGCATCTATTAATTCAATCTTTTCTTCTTCTGTACCACTTCTTATTACAGCATTTAGCAATGGGGAGATTTTCCATCCTACGAAATCTATATTTACTTCATCAAATTCACTCTTTTGTTGTTTCTTTACGACTTCATTAACAAACTTATTTTGAATATTTTTTAGTCCTTTTAATACTAATTGCCTAGTTTCAAAATTCCTTAAGTCCATTGAATCTCCAATAATACCAATAGCGACTAAATCTAAATATTTATCTGCAAAATCATATCCATATTTTTTGTCATATTCTTTGATAAATTTATAAACAACTCCTGCACCACTTAAAGTATTATTAGGATATATTCCATCTTGGCAATTAATTAAAATAGCATAAGGGTTATCTTCTTTAAATTTATGGTGGTCTAAGATTAAAATATCAATATCTAATTTTTCTTTTAATTCTTTACATTCTTTTATATCTTCTGAACCTGCATCTGGAACTATTAATAAATCAAAATTAAAATCTAATAAAGTTTCAACTCTAATTCCATGCACTTTGTCATTATTCATTGAATGTGTGATAATAATATTTTTATTAATGTCATGACAATAATTATCAATGGTTGTAGCTGATGTAACTCCATCATTGTCTACATCATCTATAATATGTATTTTGCTATCATTTTCTAAATGCCAGTTGAGCATATTAAGACCTCTATCCATATTCTTTAATAGCATTCCATCTAATATATCATTATCACTTATGTTTAACAGTCTCTCAGGGTCATTTACACCTCTATTTTTTAAAAGTATATGTAATAGTTCATTTTCATTAATTAACTCATAATTCTTATTTAAAGTTTGATATTTTATAAGGCATCTTCCTTTCTTATTTATGCTCAATCATTTCTTTCAATTCTTGAGTATCTTCAATTATATATCTATCAATATATAATTCTTCAAATATATCCTTTCCTTTGTCAATTGGCGAATCCTTGTAATTTAGTCTTGTATCCCAACATGATATAGCTGATATATTACAATAACCCATAAACATTTCAGCTATTTTTATTGTAGTTTTTATATATCCTTCATATTCCTTCCACTCTTTACTACGGTAATCTATATTTTCTTCATCATCTAAATATTCTATTTGATATTGTTTATCATAGGCTAGTATAACTTCATCCACTCCTAATGATAAAATCAAATTAAATTGATATAGTGTCAAATTCATTCCACATGTTGCTACTGCAATATTATTTTCTTGTCCATAATAAGAACCATATAACCATACTGATTTTTCAGATTCAAATATGATGATTCTTTTATATTTTTTTATGTTTTCTTTATTTTGATATAATCCATATAAATTAAAACCCATTGGATATTTATATGTCAAATTTTGAATAGTAATAGGCATATATTTTTTCTTTTTATCTAATTCAATTTGAAAAAAATTTCTACTTCTTATACCTACTAAATTTCCATTGATATCATAGTGAGGAATAATTGCTTTATTTTGTGCTATATAAAACATAATATTAAAGTAATTAGCAATCTTTTCACTTATTCCTTCGTTATACCATGATAAAGGCATATAGTTATCAAATAGATTTAAAATACATGAATTATAACTAGGTAATGTTAATGATTGTATATCTTTTTTATATAAATATTTTTCTAAAAATTGTAAGTCACTATTTTCTATTTGATGTTTTTGTAAACCTTTTAATTGTTTTTTAGCTAATGAAATTCCCTTAAAATCACATACATATTTAAAAGATTGAAAAAAATCATCACTATTATAATTATTAGCAGACATAATTACATCAAATATACTCATAGTGCCACAACATGAATAACATTGAAACAATTTAGATTGAACATAATAATATAATTTATAATTATTTCCACCATGACAAACAGTTAAAAATTGTAAATTCCCTTGACTATCTGTTTTATAATCAGGAGAACCCAACTCTTTCATTATTTGTATAATATCTTCAGTTGTTAATAAATCTATTAATTGTTCTCTATCCAAGGTGGTTCTTCACTTTCTTTTTTATTTTCAATTAAATTTATCAATGTTTTTTCCATTGGAATTAATTCATAATCTCGATTCGTACAAAACATATCTATAGTTTTCATATTACCTAAATTTTGATAACTCCATATTTTAACTTCTTCCATAATTTTACCAAATCTATTTTTATATATGGTGTAACATGTATTAGGTTTTTTAGTTTTATTTAATCCTGTAGCTTTATTAATTAAAGGTTCTATATAATCCATTTCCTTTTTAGTTGGTGCAAATACTGTAATTCCTACATCAGCTTTATTAGGTAAAGACCTTGCTCCCTTTACTGCTCTTTGGTCACGTACTCCATCTATTCTTGCATTATCAGTAGTTTGAGTAAAACCAAAAATAGTAATATCATAATTGGTGGCTAAACCCTTAACGAATTCAGAACAATTTAATAAAACTTGGTCTTCTCTTGCAGTCATTCCTTTTGTTAGTTGAACATATTCAGCTACCATAGCTGTAGTTAATTCTAAATAGTCTATAGCTAAAGCATCTAAACCATATTTACTTTTGTATCTATCTACTATATTTCTTAAAAAACTTAAATCATAATTAGATTCATCTTCTAAATATAATTCAGTTTGTTCTATGTATTCTATTGCCTTATCAATTCTTTTTTGTTCATCTTCAGTAACAATTTGGTCACGAATTTTGTACTCTTCTACCCCACTAACAAAAGCCCACATCATAGGTTCTAAATCTTCATATAATCGCATTTCTGTTCCTAAATATAAACCTACATTGTTTTGTCCATTAGTATTAGGTTGAAAACTATTAGTGTCATAATCCCATAAATAAGGGCAACATATTTTTAATAATCTATGTATTGCACATCTTGTTTTACCTTTACCACTATCTCTAGTTTCAAGAAAAAAACTTCCTCTTGTAGCACCTCTAGTTAGGGTATTTAATAATTGACTTTCTAATCCAAATCCATAAGGCGGTGCTTCTTTCATAGCTTCTTGTAATTCTTTTGCCTTATCTCCTGCTTTTCTTCTTTTATTTGCATTTTTAACTAAAAATTTTTCTTTGATAGTAAACATTTTTTTATCAAAATATTGTTGTATTTGCATTAATGACATTTTTTCAAAATTATCTTGTTGTTGTTTAATAATAATATGGTCTATTTCATCCATATCTAAAATTTCTGTAATATCAATCCCTTCTGACATATAGCTACGCAACAATGATAACTTTTTTATTTTGTTATAATAATATTCATAGTTTACCAAAATAGCAGTTTCATAAATATCAAATAGCCATTCTTTATTTCTTTCATTTTCAAATATTAAATTATATGCTTGTAGGTCATTATTACTTAAATAAGCTTCAATATCTGAGATATTAATTTCAATTAAATCTTGTAAACTTAAATTAAAAATACAAGTGTATAATAATTGATGTAATCCATTGGGAAAATCATCTTTTTCTAAAAAGAATTTTTTATCTTTTAATAATAATGGAGTATGCATTAAACTACCTAAAACTTGACATGAAGCTCTTTTATCATAATATTTTTCTAGCTTTTTTTTAACTATTTTCATCTTCAATATTCTCCCAATCTATTACTAAAGGTAGAGGTTGTTTCTTTTCTTCTTTATGTTTTTTATTTATTGTGTTTATTACTTTAACCTTGTTTGTTAATTCGTATGCTTCTGATAAATCTGTTAAGTCATATACTTTATTATAATGTTGTCGTGCTTTATCGTAGTAATAGGGAATAATACCTAATCCTGAACCTTCTAAAACTTGATTCTCTAATACATCAAAATAATATTTTAGTGTATAATACATTCCTATATCTGTATATTCATATCCTTCACCCCTATACTCTTTCATTTGCTTAAACATAAGTCCTGTAGGTTTATCAAGTCCATAGATTTGACATATATAATCAAATAATATATTAAAATCACTTCTATTAAATTTAATTTTCTGTTCATGTTCTTTTAAACATTTTGGGCAATAATTTTTATTGCTTATTTTAGTGATTTCTTCCCTATCAAATTTTTGTTGACAACATGAACATTTTAATTGTTGTTGCTTTCTTGTTGTTGCTATAATAATCACCTCTGTAATTATAAGAAATATAGGGGTAGATATAAAACATTACTACCCCTATTCATTACATTTTTTTAAAAATCATCGTCAATTTCTTCTAACTTTGCTTCAAGGTCATCTCGTATACTTAATAAAGCTTCCATTTGTTTTTCAGTGGCTTCACTAACAGTTTTATCTTCACCTAAATGAGTTCCTACAATCTGACCATAGTCATTCAATAAATCTTTTTCATCAAATTTATCAAATAATTCTTTGATTTCTCCCTTTACTTCGTCTAATGTAATATCTTCTTTTTCATAGATTCCTTGCTGTTCTTCAAAAGTTACGTTCTCATAACCTTCTGCTTTATTCTGTTTTTTAATTCCTTCGACTATTGCCGACTCAAGATTTTCAGCAGAAAATTCTTCTATATATGTATCCATATATGTAAATCTAGTTCTAGCAAAATAATCTTCAGTTTCAGCTAAATAAGCAGATGATGGAATAACTTTTCCTTTTTCATCAGTTCCATTAGATTGTAAATAGCATACAATATCAGCATTATCTCTAATAGGTTTAATATTTCTTTCATCACCATCAATAATAAATTTATCTTTCTTTTTGTCTAGCTTTTCATGTCCGATGAATACTACTGTGTAACCTAGACTTATAATATTATCAACCCAACTCCATACTAAACTATCATATTCCTTCCAACAACCAAAACCGCCATTGGCTTTTCCTATGTCATCTACTTCATATTTAGAGCAAAGATAATTCTGACAATATGTACCAATTCTTTCAATACCATCAATAATGACACTTATTTGCTCACCAGTCTTTAATAAATTAACAAAATCCTTTCCTGCCAACTTCTTACCATTCTTCTTTAAATCATTCCAATTAGAAGTTTTTAAGGTGATTGCTCCATTTGTAGCATTTAATCCTTTTTCTACTGGCATAAAGATAGGATTTTTAAATCTTGAAGCTTGGAGTGTTTTACCTAAATTATTGCCACCATATAAAACAATTACCTTACCTCTTAAGTCAGGTGATACTTTACTAACTTTTACATCCTGTCCAAAATTTTTATTTAACAATGCTTGTAATTCATTTGATATTGCCATATATTCTCCTTTTATATTTTTATTTTTACTATTAATGTTTATATAGGGAATAAAATTATTCCCTATATATTAGAAATTAGGTCTAGTTCTCTTTGGCTTATCAGAAGTTGCTGTATCAGAAGAACCCTTACTCATGCCCTTACCCTTTTTATCATCTTTAACTTCTGAATTCTTAATCTTTTCCATTTCATTATCTCTTTCCAGTTTAGCTTTCTTAACTAATTCGCCATCGAATTCTTTTTCATCATCTTCGATAATATCTGCTCCGATTGCAACCAAATCATTAACATATTCGGTCTTTTCTTCAATCTTAGCTTTGCCCATTGAACCACCTTTTTTTACTTTGGTTACTATTTTCTGATAGTTAATATTACCCCATAGATTAATAGTGCAACCTTCTTCAACCTGATTTAATAAATCTGAAGCTAGTTCTATATTATCTCCTTCTTCATCAACATAGTTTTCAGCTAGAATAGTCATAGGCATTACCTTACCACCATAAATAGGAATCCAACCCTTTACAATAGTTCTACCAGTCGCTACTTCTTCCTTTTCTTCTTCGATAACTGAAGTAACATACATTTCAACATCGAATTCAGCCTTATAATCTTCTTCATTAATCAAGTTATCTACCTTAATAGTACCAAAGCCTAAATCAACCTTAATCTTATTTTTAACTTCTCCTGTATCCTTTACCTTGAAAATATCTTCTGAGAAATGAGGACAAAAATCCTTATTACCAAATACTCTAACCTTTGCAACATTTTCTCTATCTTCTTCAGATTTACAACCTGCTAAAGTTAAATATTCTTCATTAATAAACTTTTCTAAAACTTCATAATTCTTCTTTACCTTGCCATCCTTATTCTTTTCTTCAACATAAAGTGCTAATTCAATTTCAGAAAATTCACCAGTCTTTATTACTAAAGAACCATTAATATAATTCTTTTCCTTTGAGTCCTTATCTTTAGTTTTACCCTTGTTTAACTTGTGTTCCTTAACTAAACCTGTTAAATCAACTTTATTTAATCCCTGTCTTAATTCTTCTGCCATATGTATATATTCTCCTGTTCTTTTCTTAAAATTTTAATCAATGTTTTATATTTATTTCACTTAATTTTTAAAAAATAAATTAATGGTGGACTTTTACATCTCTTTATTGGGACTATAATCCCTTCTTTATTTTTCATTACTATTCATCAACCTCTGCTCTTTCATCCTCATTATTATCTTCAATATCTTTCTTAACTGAGTCTGCAACAGTTAGATTAATTGACTTGCCTACAAATAAACCCATATCATTGAAGCTAAAAGTTTCGATTTCTCCACTCTTATCATCTTCAATTTCTAATTCATTTGCTCCTACGGAAACTAAAGTTCCCTTAACTGTAATCTTATTCTTTGTTTCTACTTCTTTCTTAATTGACATATGTATTCTTTTTCCTTTCTTTGATAAAACTTTTTTATTTATTATAATTAAAATAATATATAAAGTGAATTACTTCACATTGTATAACTTTAATTTATGTATAATATCTACATGAATATATCTAAACAGAATTAATCTGATTCACACTCATCTGAGTCATCATAATCTTCTTCAATTTCTCTATAGTCATCATCGTCTTCTTCATATATACACTTACCACTTGACCTTGCACATAAACCTACGTCATTGTCCACAAAACTACAACTACTTCTACCAGTTATCTTGCAATATCCCATCTATGTATTTTCATCACCTACCTTTCTATTGGTAAATTTAATAACAAGAATTACTTCCAGTCTCTAAAACTAAATTAGGCTTTTCAAAGGATTGTATAAATTCATACAAGGCTTTATCACTTAATTCAAATTCTATATTATAACCATCCATAACACTTCCATATCCCATTACACCTAATCTAACCTTATGCCACTGATTTTCTTTTGCCCACGCATCATCCTTTCTTAAATCAATAATTTCTCTTTTGCCTGTCTTAGCACAATAATGTTCAACTGTCGTACAACAATTCCTTTCATGTTCTAAGCACTTTTCTTTTGTTGGAAATGACATTTTACATTTTTCACATATGTACTTCTCAACCATATTGTTCTCCTTTATCTTTAGGATTCTATCTAATAATAATATTTTTGGTACAACTTGTCAATGTTTATTTAAAAACTTTTTTATTTATTATACTTAATACCGATTAAAACGTGAAATTTATAGTAATCCAGTTCCATGACAAGCGTTGCATTCAACTTTTTCTAAATCATTGCCATTCCCATTTACTGTTCTTAATACAAATTTATTTCCTTCACATTTCATACAAGCAGTATTATTGTTCTTTAAATAATTTAAATGATTTGTCATATCTTCAATTTTCTGTTTATGTATTTGCTTTTCAAACATGATATCTTTCTCTAATTCTTTTATTGCCAATGCAAAGTTACTCATATTAATTATGCACCTCAATCTGATTTACTAAAGACAATAATAATGCTTTTAGCAAAACTTTAGTATTTTTATTATCTTGTTCATGACTTACACCAACTAAATTTAACTCTTTATCATTTGAATTAAAAATTAATACATATTTCACCAGTTTCATCATTTTCTCTCGTCCAATATAAACCTATGGCTTTTGTACCATCTTCAGAAATATCATATGTATCAATCTTTGTTAGTTTAACTGGTATATCTAATTTATCTGTATTATTGGTTTTTTCGTTCACAAATGTTAACATATTTTCTTCCTTTCTTTTATATGCGTTTAGAACCGTCAATCTATTGGATTACTCCATTTATAACAAAACCATAATTGATTATAGTTATAGGCATTAGATACCACCTCTATCCCATAGTTTTCACATTTGGGAATACCTATAAAATAGCGTTTTTAATCGTTAAAACTGTTCACTATAATCTTCACCTGAAGCAATCATAGAATATCTTTCAATCTCTTCTAAATCTAATTCTGTAGGCACTTCTAAGTTACTTATATGTACTGTTAGCATATCGTTATTAACCCATCCACTTAGAGAATTAATTGTATTTGATACACCCATTTTATATGCTTTTAACTCTGATTCAGTCATACCATTTGTAATTTCTGATTCTCTTTCATTGACAAACTTTTCTACTGTTTTTGGAATATCCATTCCTAATAATAATAAATCTTTATCCATTTAATTTACTCTCTCCAATTCTTTTAAATAATCTTCTGAATATAAATATTCTATTCCATACTTAAATTCAACTTTATACTGATAATTTTCGATGTCTTTATCATACATTACTTCGGTAATTACTCCAATTGTGTTATACAGAAGGATTCTTTCAATTAATTGTCCCATTATTTGTTTATCTATTCCGACTTTTCTAAATATAAATTTATCTCCTTTAGTAAACAATGGTTCTCTCTGAAATACCTTAAAAATATCTTCTTGTAACTGAACATTAATTGTTACACCATTATTGGTTGAATGTCTAATTATTTCTGCATTTGGGAATATCGCAATTGGATTTCCTTGCTGATTTTTGATAACTACTTCACATGTTTTATTTATATTGTATTCCATACTTCTCCTTTCCGTAGTTTAAAATGACTATTTTAACGGCTTTTTATATCAATATATAGTGTATATTAAGTTAATTGTATACTATATATAGTTGTATTATGTAAGTAAATAATTTTTAATTAATTATGTAATTTTTCAATTCTACTGTTAGCCACTTGATAATAGTTTTCATCCAACTCAAATCCTATATAATTACGATTTGTATTAATACAAGCTTCTAATGTACTACCACTTCCTACAAACATATCTGCCACAGTTTCATTTTCTTCAGTTAATTCAGTGATTAATAGCTCTAATAACTTCACTGGTTTCTCACAACTATGCAACATCTTTTGTGGTGATAACCGCCTATATGTAAGAATGTTAGATAGGTTATTACTTTTAGTTTTTACGTTTGTTTTACAACACAACATTATAAACTCATGATTTGGTCTGAAATTATTTCCCATTCCGAACCAGTCTTTATTCCATACAATTAAATTTTTAATAACAAATTTCTTTTCAAACTCTTGTTTAAATTTATCGTAATTCTGCCAATTACAAAATACCAACGCAGTATTTTTACATACTCTATAAGACTCTTCTACAAATTGTGGCAACCAATCCAATGTGTTGTCGTTAATTACTTTTTCGTTATGGAATTTGCCGTTTGTTCTTTGTGGCGTTAAATTTATTCCATAAGGAGGGTCTGTTAATAGTAAATCTATTGAATTATCATCAATTTCCTTAACCCCTACAAAGCAATTTTCGTTATATATTTTATTTAATTCTAACAATATTTTCTCCTTTTATTATGTATATTATTTTATTTAACTTATAAAACCAATTAAAATAAAAATTTTAATTACCCTTATCAATCCATTCCATCATAATATTCATCTTCGTCTAAATCACAATCTAAACAACCAAAATGCCTAAATCCATTACTCTGACATACATAACAGTCATATTGAAAATTT